AGGGTAAGTGAAATTTCAACAGGGTCGTCTGTTCCCCAATCCATTTCACCCATTGATGTTGCTTGAATAAAAGCACCCTTCAAAGTCCATTCTTCAACCTTGTCACCAACAGGGCCAAGTGTATTGAATGTAATGTCCTTCTTGTAGAAGTCAGAATAACCATCACGACCTGTTACAGACTCGTGTGATAAACGAACCCATTCCATAACCGCCTGAGCAGCAGATGGAACAATCGGGTCATATAGCTTAATCGTTACTGGTTCCCACTTCGCTTTACCCTTAATCATTCTCTTGACGTTAATGTGTTCAAGAGTAATTGCATTAAAAGTTACATTCGGTCTTGACGCACCTTTGATAAGGTAAGCAGGAACGCCTTCGATATACATGATAAACCGATTCGCAAGTTTCGGTTCATACGGGGTAAAAAATATTTCGGTAGGGTCAATAAGTTCAGCCATTTATTTCTCCAAGTTTAAAAATCTTTCTTTCATATAAATATAGTGTTCAATAAAAATTGGGGGAGTGTATTTCAACTCCCCCGATTATTTCATTAAGCACCTGGGAATGCCGCACCTGTTGATTGAATGTTGAAGTCAAGAATGATGAATTCAGCAGTCTTAGCAGGTTGTAAGAACAATTGTCCATAAAGAATGTTACGGTCAATAATGTCAGGTGTGTTGTTAGACTCGTCCATGATAACACGGAAGGCATACAAACCTTGACGTTGTTGAATCGACTCAAGATATGGTGTAACAATGTTCAAGAAACGTGTACGTGTTTGTGTTGTGTTTTGTTCGAACACAAGGTAACGTGTAGCAGAAGCGATAAACTTCTTAGCAGCGATGAGAAGACGACGAACGTTGATACGGTCAAGAGCAGATGGACGACCTTGAAGTGTCTTCTGACCCCATACACATACTCCTGTTGATGGGAATACAGCGATTGGGTTGATTCTAGCTTCATACAGATCATCTCTTTCTGAATGTGTAAGACGTGTCTTAACTTCAATAACCTCTGTAAGACCACCGCGATTTAAACCAGCAGGAGCAAACCATTCAGCAGCAACACGGTCGTTGAATGCAAGAACTCCGGGGAGAACAACTGACGGTGGAACCCAAACTGGCTTGTTTCTATCTGTGTCAAGAATCTTGACCCACGGATAATAAGTAGCAGCGTAGTTTGAATCAAACGCCTCAACTGTTGAGATTGCCGTAGCGATATTGTCATCCAATCCGATTGAATCCATAACATAGAACGTATCACCTCTATCTTCACAAATATCTTTAGCATAAGTTGTGATTGGTGAGTGGAGTGAGTGAACAACACCAGGTGTCACAATCATGTTAATATCGAACTCATCGGAGTTAGAGATTGTATCAAGTGCCTTCTTGTATGATGTATAACCGGCGGCACTTGTTGAAGAGATATCAAATCCTTGTGTGTTACCAGCGACGATATGTGTTCCTGTTTTCTTTTGGAGGTGTGGTTTGTGACCATCGAATCCGCCTTGGAATGGAACCATGAACTTACGTGTATCAATTGATGTACTTGTTGATAGACCAATTGAACCCGTGTATGGTGAGGTTGAACTTGGATAGTTCGCACCAACGTTTTGTGTATAATTACCCAAGTAGAAATCTGCATTCGAACCAGTTGTTGTTTCAGAAGAAACAGGAAGTGGTTTCAAATAATTTTGATTGTCTGTATTTGTGAAATCATAGCTAAATCCATAATAAACACGTCTGTTATAAGCACCGGCAGAAGTTTGTGCCGATACAAATGAAGCAGAAGCTGGTTGTGTGAAATCAGAAGGAATCGGTGACTTCAGGGCACGGAATCCAAATGGCACAAGTGTTGCAGATACAGCACCATTTGCCACACCTTCTGTTACTTCAACACGAATATACTTTGACTTGTTAGAATAATCTCCATTTATAACAACCTTTCCTTCTGATGTGATTGTCACGTATCTATCACCAATAACTCTAGAGATATACTTTGGAGAATTTGGATCAAGACTAACCTTATATTGTTCTACAATATTTGGACGCAAATCTTCGTCATCAGTTGTAAATGGTGAACCATAAATTCCTGATTGATCAACATAACGAACCACTACATCAAAATCACCATACTCAGAACCAGCTATTGTTCCAGCTGGACGAACGTTTGCAATACCAACTTTTACTTCGTAGTTAGCATGAACACCATGAGAAAGTGTGTGGAAACGGAATAGATCATTTGTTACAGCACCAATCTTTTGTGAAGTGATCCACGGAGTTGAAGCTTCTTTGTAAGAATCTGTAAAGTTCCAAGAAACACCACCAGCTGAACCTGTTTCAATTATAAGTGTTGTTGTTGGGTCGGCAGCTAGTGAAGCAGATGCCTGTTTACCGAACAATACATAGTTGTAAACAGCGTGTGTACCGTCGGCTGTATATCCGTACAAGTCACCAATATACGATGTTGAGTTTGGATTTATAGAAGCACTATACGGTGTTCCATTTTCGTCTACAGCACCACCTGTGAAGGTAGATGTGTCAGTTGTAAATGTACCAGAGACAGTTAATACAAAGCTACCACTTTCATTTGAAGCAAGTGTTGATTGGTTGAATAAATCAGCGGCATCAGCACTTGTTACAACAAATGTTGGGTGAAGAAGACTGATTAATTTTTTACCCCAGCTACCTGTAGCAACAAGCGCAACTGGATAATCGAGTGAATAACCACCTGAGCCGAGAACTCGGACGATGGTCGCACTACCCGCATTTGTCAGGTAGCTCTTTGCAGTATAAGGAAGATATGATTTTTCATACCCACCGCCAAATTTTGTTATAAAATCGCCGTACCCTTCAACTACCGTAGGAACAAAAGCTGGGCCTTTAAGTGTTGGGCCTATAAGAGCCGCACCGATTTGACCGATTCCCTGTGGTAAGAATGAAAGATCCTTTTCGATTGTAAACACGCCAGGACTTACAATTCTTTCATTAGCCACTATTTATCTCCAAAAAAATGATATAATTGTCTCTGATATAAATATGGATTAAAAAATCCAAATTATTCAGTTGATGGAATAAATCTTCCAGAATCTAAATCAAGAACACCGTCACCGTATTTGTCATTTAATTTATTAACAAGTTCCTTTTCTTTACTTTGTAATTCTTCATACTTTGCAAATAGCTCTGTGCGAAAACTTTCAAGGTCAGAAAGCCTCTTTCTTAATAAATGTAATTCGACTTCGACTTGGCCTATTTGGGCAGTTACTGCCGCATAATCAGACTGTAATCCTTTTACTTCCTCGATGTCATTTGATTCGAATTCTTTTCCAATTTGTTCAGACATAAAAACCTCTCATTAACTATAAAAATATAACCTGTATACATATAATTATGGTTCTAATTCCGTAGGATATACATCTGGACTTCTGTTTAGTGAAGTATCTTCAAAATAATTTAATCTACGTTGTAAATCGTCTGCCTTATCTTTATCATTTGCGTTTATCGTTCTAAACGGATCTTCTGAAAATACGGTGTTATTTTGAGCTATAGCAGTATTTACATCACGAAATGCCTCAGAGACAAATGTAACTTTGTTTGGAGTTATAGTACGTTTTGTTGTTACTTCTCCAGCAACTTCTTTTGGTAATAGATATGCGTGTATAACTAATTGAAAATTGGCACGAACTATTCTATCCTGCCCTGTTGTGTTATTATCTTCCATACTTAAATTCTGAATATTAGAAGCAAATTTAAAGAAGTTTTTATCTCCAAATGATTTACCACCGTGATATACAAAATTTTCAATTACATTATTTAATTGAGTTTGATATTCACACCAAATAATAAAATCATATGTTACATCAACATAGTCAGGGATTGGAGTAACAAAGTATTCTTTTGGTGTTTTTACCCCATACAAGGAAGAAAACTTATCATATGGTGCAAGTCTACTATATTTTTGTGCCGTATAATAGGCAATCTGGTTTGTAGTTGCAACCTTATTTCGTTTTAACTGTTGGTTAATGTCAACAGCCGAACGTCTGAATGTAAGAAGTGGGACGAGAGTTTTACCTTTCTTGTCTTTTAAATATCCATTTCTTTGTATTGACGCCCATTTTTCCGAATTTGCATACAAACTCGGTACTGTTACAAAGTCATCATTATCTAATATTTTTAACTTCATTGTATTGTCTATGTACGACTTTACAGCAAAGTCAACGTCATATAATGTCACACCGATTGGACGAATCGTGTCTTTATCACGTCTAATTTGTGTTTGTCTTCCTATTCCTAAATCTATTCTCGGATTTTGTTGAGAGTTTTTATCATCAATAAAAGTATCACGAGTTCTTTTTATAGGAGGTTTACGGTATGGGGATGAGTTCTTCATTAGATGTTATCCGGTAAATCATTTGAATCAAATCTTGGTGCAGAACGAACTTCCTCAATATGAATACGAGAACGTCTTGTCAAGTGTGTATTAGCGATGATAGAAACATTATGTCCCCATCTTTCTGTTGCAAATGAGTAGTCGGGATTCTTACCACCGAAATATTGGTTTTCAAGAATACCGTCCACTTCCCAATATTCACCATTATACTCGATAACATCACCAACTTCAACATATGTTTCATAGTCTTTTAGTAACTCTCTAATGAATCCAAAATCACAAGGTTGTGTGTAATCTTGACCAAACTCCGTTCCTTCAAATGTTTGTTCTTGACGATTAATTAAAGCCGGTATCTTTATTGGTTGATGATAAACTTTTTTATCAGATTCATCATAGATGTTCGTCTTAGTATCATCGAGTGATAACTTATATAAAGAAACTTCGGTATCAATAATATCTACAATGAGTTCCATATTCACCTTATGAACCAATGAAGCATCTCTTTGTCCATGAAATAGTGGCATTAAATTACCCTATGTAAATTTTAAGTGGCGTTGCATTCAAAGAAACACCCAAAGACTCTACCTCAGCTCGTTTCGCCTCAAGAAGTTTTGAACGTGTCATTGTGTCTAACATTGTTCTTAATTGTTCAACTAAAAATTGTTTTTCGGTCGTAGCCGCTGTTAATAAATCCGCAGCATTAAGAGTTGTTTCTCCGTTCGGAATTGGAATAGTTCCATACTTACCACGAATATATCCCAACATTTCTTTTGCTAATGCAAGACCATATGAATATATCCAGTTTTTACCAACAGAATTTATGTTAGAATAAACCATAAAATCATAAGGAGCATTTGACATATCAGATACAAGAGATGTTACTCCAGAACCACTTATAGGTTGATACTTTAAAGGATTTGAACGTTCTTCTTTAACGATATACTCAATCCAAAGTTTAAAATTTTTAACAGGGACCGGAAATATTCTTAATTCATTATTGATGAGTTCAAATGAATATGAAGACTTTCGCATAAGGTCATTGAATTCAATTGCCTGAATACGAAGTAAGTCTGCATACATAGGCATCAACATAAATGATACCCCCGTTGAATAAGCACCAAAACCGAATGTATCTAACATCGCCTGATTACCCAAGTATGGGTCATAGAAACGAATGGATGCCGGTGGTGAGTAGTGGTGAACTTTTTTAATTTCGATGGAACTTGTTGGATTATACACATCTCGGATAAGAGAATCTAAATTATATCGTTGCTTATCCATTTGAATATCTATGGATGCGGAATAAAATTTGACATTGCCATTTGTAAAAGTTTCAGAACCATACTCGGTTGCCAACTGAATTAAACCGCCCATGTTTGTTGAGATATTCTCGTGGGTAAGGTTATTATTCGTAGGTGTGCCAAGAATACTCAACATATTTTGTTGGATATTAAACTGATTTACATTATATGAATATTCATATATTGCTTCTTCAAAACAGGCATAAAAATTTACATCCTGTAATTCCACGTCTACAATTGGATATCCCAATCTTTTTGCACACCAATTAGCAAACTTATCAGTATCTCCTTGAAATTGTGCATCTGCATCAAATGTTCCGAACGGTGTACTACCTGTTGCAAAAGATGATGAACCTGGCCATATAGGAATATCAGTCATTTATGTCTCTTATTTCTGTTCTTCAAAAAAGTTCAATATAGAATCAACTATTGGATGACGGTGATTTGTTTTTAGTTCGTATGCACCAAGACCAGAAACCGCGTTGACCATATTAAATAAATATGGAAAACCAGAGTCTTTCTTGTTTTTCAAATCCGTTTGTGATATATCACCACAAATCAACATCTTTGAGTTAGTACCAAGACGGGATAGAATCATTTCCATCTGTGATTTTGTTACGTTTTGTGCCTCATCAACAATAACACAGGCGTTTACGAAGGTTCTACCACGAAGAAATGAAATCGGTGCAATCTCGATAGTGTTTTCATTTATTAATTTGTCAATTCTTGGTTTACCATACAACATATACATATTGGCATGAATTGGTGCAACCCACGGATTCATTTTTTCTTTGATGTCACCTGGTAAGAAACCAATATCCTCATTAGATACGGTTGGTCGTGTGATGATTATTCTTTCTACTTCACGATAGAAAAGATGTTCGAGTGCAATCTGTGTGGCCAATAATGTCTTGCCTGAACCGGCTTTTCCCGTTAGAACTGAAATTGTATCTTTCAGTATTTCTGCCTTTACTTCTTTTTGTTCCGCGTTCAAAGACAAATTGAACTGTATCTTGTTCTTGATTTGTTTTCGCCCTTTCTTTATACCGTTTACTTCTATTCCCACAACTTCTTCCTCTATAACATATTCGTCTGAATGTTCATTCATTCTCATAAAAAACTCCTACAAAAGTTTAGAAAGGGTTTCTCCTATTACTTTACCGTCTTGTTTGAGTTCCACATAAGAATTTTCTATGTTTTTTAATTTATGTGTCCACTCAAACCCAACCATACCGACTAGTTCTATACCGCGCACTATTGGATATACCACAGCGGTTTTTGTGCCTCTTTGAGCAAAAAAGGCACGAGTTAAAATATCATCTATATCTTCTGTTATTGGAAATATACCACGTTCACTTCTAACAACATCAACTAAACCAGAATAAAGAGAAATCGGAAGATTTTGATATTCTTTGAATTCTGTTGAGACGCCGTCTTCGAGTGCTTCAAATGTTGTTGAAAGTTTGGTCATTGATTTGCCCGTACCGTATTTACCGCCATTGTGACGTTGAAGGATAAAGGCACGTTGTGCTCCATACTCATGGAGTTGTTGTTCTATAATTGTTTGAACCAATTTTGATTGGGAAATTTCGCGGGTAATCTTACGGTGTTTGTATTCGCCGTACTTGTACTTCAGGAACCATGAGAGAAATACACCCAGTAGGGTGACTGCACTTGATACTCCAAGTCGTATCACATCTATGTAATCAGTGAATAGTTCCATATTCTATAAATAGAGTTTTTATCCATTTATAGTGTATTTTTAGCACCTATACTGAAATTTAATATTTAAATAAATAATTATCTTCGTACTCCACGCGACCACACCGAATACTGATAATACGTTCCCCAATCTGGTATTGGAACGGCAGGATTGGGTACCCAACTTCTAATAGCAATAGCGTATGCTTTTGACGCCCATTGGGCGGCTTCAAAATCAGATAATTTACTAAATTCTGTTGCATCCAATAGTGGGTTGTAAACAGCAAACGGAGAAACTGGTATATCTTCACCAGAAACTACAACATTAGGGTAATACAGTTCACCAGCGACGCTTACACCAAATTGAAAATTCTGTGGTTTAATTTCTCTTTTAACAACTAACCCAAGAACAGTTATGGTAGTTCTAATTGCACGTAAAATATCCAAATCAAAGGTGGAAGATGCCTCAAAAGTAATATCTATATTTTTATCAGGACATCTAGACGGATTATATTCTGAATGAATATCCCAACCAGGCAGTTTTGCTTCTGCCAAAAATCTAGGTAAAAAGGCTAGCCTAACTATACAGGGCATTGTCCCTAAAGATTTCGTTCCACCCACATCAGTTAATTCTTCGATAAATTCCGTAGTTAATTTATCTTCAAAAATTAAGTCTTCTTTGTAACGATAAATTGGAATTTCTGGAGGAATCGGTTTTCGTATTAGTTTTCGTTGTATATTATCATCCGTTTCACACGCTTGATTTAATGTTTCTGCCATGTAATATTAACTCCTAAAATTGTTTACTTCTCATAATCACACTTACAATTTTTACGTCTTTTCTTTTCTTCCTCTAACAATTTTATAAATGTTTCATTTGCCAAATCAATTTCATATTGACAATTTTGAGTAATTATAGGTCGTGAATTTTCATTATCTTTTTTATATGTGTTAGTACCAACATACTCAGCAGAAAACACATCACAACAGGAAGATAGTGTATCAGGACTACGGTCGGCGGCCTCTACTCCATATTTGCGTCGTATTAACCATATAACTTCTTTTTCAGTTATTTGTTTATAACTTTTACCAATAATATTGGTATAAATCGGTTGCTTCCACACATCATCCCCTGAATCTATAATAGCATATAATGCCCATTTGTTTATTAATGGATTTGATAATGTCAAAGCATTAGAATTAATTGCAAATTCACCATATTTCCATAACTGTGAAGAAACTGTTGGAGCACCTGAACCGAATAATATATTATCCTTTATGTGATGAAAATGACCCCAACTATCAAATCCATATTTCAATTCACTGGAATATAATGACAAACTATCACCATCCGGAGATGAAACATTTGGTCTGAAACTTTTGAAACTATAAGGTGTAATTAGACTATCAGGTGAGTGTTTAGTATTTTTCGATGTTCCATTATTTAATATTATTTCATCAAAAACACTTGGTATTTGTGGCTTTCTTAAAACCCTATATTGTTTAGAAGGCATTGAACAATAAATATATTTAGACAGATCTTCCGCCGAAGATATTATCACATCTGGATAGAAAAATGTAGTTTTAAACATATAAGTTAGTTGACTGTTTTCATGTTTATATCCATATCTAAAAAAAGAACCAGGAAATGTATCGTAATTTGAACTGCGGTCTACATATGGAAATTCTACAACATTATTCCAATCTTGAAAAACAGTCGCAGGTGTGCGGATTGAATCCCAAGTTTTATTCATCGACCCAATATCAAATGAATTTGGTGCAGCATTTATAATAGGATTATACATAATAGAATCCTGTCCCATTCCATTTTTTGATGTAATGGTTTCTCTAGTAAAACTACTATAGCTTTTATGATATTGTGAATTGTATAGTTTAATATCTTCCTTGTATTCATTTTCCCAATACAATTTGCTTATCTGTCCTGAGTCATAAAATTTAGATTTTGCTACCTTTAAAAATGCACAAATGTCCGTGTCATCCATATTTGAGACTAATATCTCAGCGTCAGTTTTTCCGGCATTAATACCACCAGTATGTTTATATGTATAAAATTTTACGTTCTGTTGCTGTCTAAATGTTAAACCAGTATTCCCAGTCGCGGTTGAATTTTTATCTGGCCGTTGACTTGTACTCACCAATTCATAAGTTGGTGTATAATTGCCATTGGCATCTACCTTTGGTATTGTTTTTGTCCGACCATTCGAATCAGTTACTATTTCCGTCTCAATACCAATTGGAATTTTACCAGTTGGTGATTTAGAAATTTTAACTTCTCCAAATGATTCAGCATAAGGCGCTTCTAATAAATTTTTTGAAGTTGCCTCTGCAAGTAATGATAAAAACTCTTCTCTACTAGCTTGTTGTTTAAATGCCGCAAGGACTATATCTATTCCTAGAGATAAAAGAGTTATACTTAAACTAACCTTCCATCCTAATCCAGTTTTCAACCCATTATATAACTTTTCCAGTCCAGGAACTTCTTTTCCTGCCGCTTTAGCAAGATCTATGTATTTTTTAAATTTATCGCTTATAAAGATACTCCAAAGTGCAGAGACTGTTGAATACCCCATAGTCATTGTAGTTGACCACAACCCATAAACATCATCTTTTGATTTTATCCCGTCTAGTTTATACCCAAGTGTTTCAACTTTAAGTAAATATCCTGCCCAATTTACATATGCTTTGAAATTATGAAATGATTCCCAACTTTGGTGCGCATTAACTAAAGCCTGTTCGAAGAGCGGAAGGCCTTGGAGGTCTTGTAGTTGATCCATCATAGTCTCTAAACCAGTAATAGTAGGCGATAAAAACGCTTCTTTAAGTACAGTTGTAAAAATAGTTGCACTCAGACCACCATATGTATTTAATGCTTTGTATTTAAGATTTCCACCGGAAGATAATTTCAAACCATCAGACTTTGATTTTACTCTATTCCTATGATCTTCTACATTTTTTACGTTATTTAAGGTATCTTTATATCCACCATGTTCTAAATCAAAAAAGTTAGTAATAACATAAAAATCTCTAGGGTTACGACCATATATGGTATCACTATCATTGACTAATTTATATGTTTCACTTCTTCTTGCCAAATGACCAGCTAATAAACTAACATTAATAATTTTTTCATAGCATGAATTTAAATTGGTAGATAATAATTGAGTTAAATCTGGTCGTATAATATGTCTCATATATTGAGTGACAGACTCACACCCATCGGTTCTAAATTTTCTATCGGAGTCCCATGTTGTGTTGTTTGGAAAAAGTGAATACTTTCCAGATGACCACGGTCTTTTACTTCTTGGATTGTCATTCGGTGTATCTAATCCAGATACAAAAATTGTAGAATACCGATAAACTGATTTTTTTTCTTCTTCCGATAAATTTAGAGGGTCTGAACCACAGACTATATAATGTTTAGTATCAATTCCTAATGATGAAAATTCGCCAGCAAACCCTTCGTCCATGTGTTGAATTTTTTTAGCCGCCGCAGCACCTGGACCTTGTCTTGTATTAACATCTTCTGTCCAATTGCCGGCTTCAAATGGGACTTCTAAAACTTCGCCGGTTTTTAATCCATCATAAACATATTTTGCCCAGTTTTCAATTTCATAAAATGCTGCTAAAGCCTTACCATTTGAAATTAAATTTGAAATAAGTATACCATTTGACATTTTTGGAGTTAACATTTTAATTAGTTTTTTAGCATAACCATCTGTATTTTTTACAGATTCTTGACTTGGAACTGGTGGAGTTTTTAAAGTTCCTTCAGTGGCTTTCCTCACAACCCAATCCCAGTATTGTATAACAGAATACACATTTGTTGGTCTTTCAGACGTATCATCGTAGTTATATCGAAGAAGTGTCTCAGGAATCATTAAGTCACCATAATACAAAGAATGGGGATTGTAAACATCATTCATAGCACTAAGAACATAATTTAGACCAAGAGTCTCAGTTGCAACAGCCATATCACCAACACTTTCAAGAATTTGACCTGTCCAACTTTGTTCAGATTTTGATGCCTCTGCCCTTCTTGTTGTTTCGAGTGCCCATGATCTATTATCATCCATGAACTCAGGATGTTCTTTCTTAATTTTTTCATCAATTGGCACATGAATCAAGTTAGTATATTGGTCATAATTATAAATTATCGGTGTCAAGTATCCTCTAACAATTGGATATTTAAAATCTTCACTTGATTGCCAAAGTTCTTGTCTTGGTGAAGCTGAAATTCCGTATTTATATCTTATCCAGAAAACCATTTCTTGATAACTCACTGGCCAGTCTACTCCATCAATTTTTACTTTAAAAACATTTGTGACTTTTTGATCACGAGAAGTAAATGTAGCGGGCCCTTGAAGTCGAAACGTATCATTTATACCAATTGTTGTTTCTGGTCCTCTACCAATATTTCTCATATTTTTTATGTAAAAATTTAAACATTCTTCCAATTGTAGAAGTGCCTTCTTGTAGTCCTTGCCGCCATCGCCCAAAACAAAAACAGGGGCCGGTATTACATTATACCATTCGCCGACTGGTTTTTCTGGACTGTCAAATCCCAGACTACTTTCCATTTTGATTGGTATAGATCTAAATATAGTGTTGCGTCTCAATGGATGAGTTTCAAAATAAGCATTAAGTGGTTGAGTTACTGATCCACCAGATCTCTCTATCCAACCAGCCCAACTACTAATTTTACCAGGTTCTCCTGCCACATTTCTTATTCCAATACCATCTTTAAGTCTATTTTGAAATTCTTCTGCCAAAAGAAATCCCTTATTCCCCATAAAATCACCATAGTACGGGTTTATTTTTTTACCAAATCCCTGAGTAATATCAAATTCTACAGTGTTTTCACTAAATTGTTGCCAGTCAAGTGAACTATATGCGTTTGTTTTTTCCCTGGCATTTCCAGATGGCCCATACAACCATTGGGGACTATAAAAAACAGAAATTCTAGTATCATTTGCATAATGATTTATTTTATCATTTTGCCAAAGTGATTTATTCTTTAAAAATTGATGATCTGCCGGTGCGTGATTCAATGCCTGATATGCAATAAAAGAACTGTTCCACTTTTGAAAATTTGTATCTGAAAAATTCATATAAGTCGATGTCAAAGATGGAAACACATAAGCCATTGACAAATCACCCAAAAAGACAGCCTCATTTGGTTCAAACATAGTCACATCAAAATGTTGCAGTGTATTTTTAACACGAGCGGCCTCTGGATGAATTTGTTTTTCTAAATTTTGATTTATCCATTGGGCCCCACCTGGATCAGCATTTGTAGCAGTTCCGTCTGGATTTTTCCAAAATCGTAGAAAATAATCCGGATCTGGAGTATCTGGATTTCGTCTTGAATATTCGTTTCTGATTAATTTTAGAAAGGAATCATTACAAAAATTTGTATTATCAGAAACATGGCCCCATGGTGGTAAAAAATGACCTCGCCATCTACCAGTTCCATTTGAATCAAATAAATTTTCAGTGGATTTAATCGGTGATGGGCCAAATGCCCAATCTCCAGGATTAATTGGTAATTCTGGTATGTATCCAAGTTTCACCCGAGCCTCCATACAACCACCATCTATATCCATCCCCGCATTTGATTTAGCGGTAACTTTGTATCTAGACTGTGCCTTTTTTGGACTAATATAATTTTTGTCATTATTTTCAGAATTCCTAATATCTAAAAAATAATCACGAGGATTATCCAGCCAACCACCACGTCCATTTGTCATTCGGTCTATATGTTTTGATGTGACAAAATATTCAACAATATGTGTTGTCCAAGGAGTCCCATTCCAACCATTCCATTTTCCATCTGCTTTTAATTTTTGACAGGCTATAATTTGGTCTAAACCCAAATTTTGTATATCATTTGATGTTGGACTATCAAATCCACCCACACCCGGTTTTCTCTTCCCATTCGAAACAGAATAATTACCGACCCAGCCCCCAAAAGCCTCCCAGCCTTCGTTAAGACTAACATATGAATCAGAAACATAGTGCAATCCATGCCTTGCCCGTATGGCAAATACCTTTTGTCTGTCAGAATATTCCGTAGAATTCAATATGAACGTGATGAAATTATCATTCATAGTCCCTTCTTCTTCAACAAAAAGTTCTGGCTGATCAAACGGATACTTTTTCACTTTTACTTTTGTATTCGTATCATATGAATTCAGAGCTGTGTCTTTTCTCCACCCGTTTGAACCATCACCCACCGAACCAGTATACCAAGAATATTTCCCATATCCTATACCAGCTGGGTGTTTATATTTAAGTGTATTTTCATCTAAAGAATTTTCTTCAGGAGATTGTCTAATTGTCCATCCGGAAATTTCTATTTTCTCATATTGATATGGACCAGCCTCATTAGCAGTACCGAAGTTTCCAGCCTTTATCATCTGATTATAATGGTCTTCATTTAATTTAAAAAGTGGAAATATTAAAGAATACCCACCCCTTTCCGATAAATTTTTTTGACCAAAAGTTTTACCTTTATATGTTTTTCTATTATTCACCGCTCTTTGTGTCAGACCACCATATGTTCCTCTGGGTATATCACGTAATGTTGTAGTATATAACCAATTATTTTTTCTAGTCTTTTCAGTTAAAAACCACTCAGATGCCCAATCTTTTGGGGTAGGTGCAAAACAAATAGCAGAACCATCATTTTCAACAAATTTTTTATATAACCAGTCTAATTCTCGGTTACTCATTCGTTTCATCAATTCTGGAACTTTTGTACCATCCGCATACTTTAATTTAGTGTCAACGTCTGAAATAATTTCAGACATTTTTTTATATTCTTTTCTTTTTGCCATATTTTTATCTAATAATAAAACAAGATTATCGGTGGTTTCCTAAATATAGATCTGCCAGTTCTTTTGCCCAATTATACACATCCAATGGGTCATCATTTTTAAAGTCCGGAGGATTATTCATTAATAGTTTATATTTTTTTTGAACATCTGATAATTTTACATTTGGTACTTCTTCACCCAATGTAATTTTATTATCATGTATTTCTGATTTGTTATTCAAAAGTTCTTTTAATTTTACATACTGCATAGAGTTTTTCCGATAAGTTAATATGAGTAGCCACCAAGTGATTGCCCTAGACTAGTTAAAAAGTTTTTCAATCCACTTGTTTCTTTTTTTGCATTTTTAATTACTTCTTCCATTTCCGGCAAAATATCTATGAATCCAACGGTTCCGGGGATAGGTAATCCTTTTTCATCGTATAATTGACCAGTTTGTGGATCTCTAAACTTATTACCTTCCCCTGCACCTCGATGTATAAATCTAATAACCTTTGGTATTAGTGTTTCAAAAAAATCAGGTTCCTTTTTATTAGCAAGTATAAATCTTTGTATATCTTGTTCTTCTCTATCGTATCCATCACTTGGGTGTTCTCCCGTATCTGGAAGATTTCTTTTTGCTAAAGCGTTTTGTCTTAATTTTTCTAATGCGTTTTGTATTTCTTTACGTTCTTTATCTGAAATCAAAAATTGAGTTATGGGTATATAATTTGATATTTCATCTTCCCCAAATGATTTTATTCTATTATATAAGGCATACATTCTTGCAAGTCTAACTCTATTTGGTAATTTTGATATATCCATTGATATATCAAAAGGAACTTTTTTAGAATCTTCTTGAATTTTATTTCTTATTTCCGTCAAAGTTTTATCCGCCTGACTTAATAATTCATGTCTACTACTTAATTTCATTGAAATACTCCATTCTAGTCTGTATGATTATAAATATCATATTAACTTAAATTTATACAGGTCGGCGGCCATCTTCTTTATTACCAATTTTTTCACAAACACAGTAGTAAGAACCTTTTGGATTACATTCATTTCCAGATAAATATCTTTTACTGATTCTAAAAGTTCTACTCCATCCTGTTGGATCGGGCTCTTCTGGCCATTTACCAGATTTTCCGCGGTATGTCCAATAAACTATAACGGACTCCGGTTCTATGGCATTCGGACCTTGCGTTTCTATATCATCAGGAACATAATTACCCCTAGTGCCTAATGGAATTAATGTATCACAAAAATCTAATTGTTTGTATATGGGAGTTTTTCCATTGTAGCCAGCTATATACTCTCTTTGCATTCTATCTAATTCAAATTGAACTGTTTCACAACTAACTACACTCGCAATTGTTATTTTATTCGATACTATCTCAATCGTACCAATCTCTTGTCCATCTTTTTTATAAAGAGAAACCTGTGGACTTTTTTCAAATCCATCTTTTTCAAGTTCTGGAATATCTGGTTTTTCAGTTGATTCTGGTCCTTTTTTAACAAAAAGACCACGTATATCAGACGCAAACCTTGGCCAGAGTTCCATATTATATGCCTCTCTCTCCCATTCTAATCCGGGTTTTCCTAGAGAATTTTGCCAGACAATTCCCGTTATATCACAAGGACCAGTTGGTATAGGAAGTCTAAATCTCGCTATCTCACTATTTGAATTTATTCTTATAGGTATCACCACATTATTTGAATCCACAACATAATAAATCCTATTGCCTAAAAATGTATACCCATCCGGAATAGGTTGGAAATTGTTTCTAACATATCTTATTTTTTTATCACGAGTAACTGGATCACGATATGTTTCTCTTCTAAATGGTTTCCATTCTTCAGCGAACGGCTCATATGAATTTGTATACCAAGGGCCTAAATTTTTAACATATCTATCCAAAACCTCTGGTAATTTATTTGAACTTATAAGTTGTGTCCATGATTTTCTCTTTAAATCCACCAAAGCATCACCCAACACACCAAAATATAGTTCTAATTCATCTATATATTCACCAAATGTATCATAGTCCGTCGTTTCTTTAAAATCTTTAAAATGACTTCTAGCATTGGTGAGTGGTATATTTGGATTAGTCCACCAATATCCACCGTCTCGTAAATCTAATGATTTTGGAAATGGCGATTCCTCAAAAACTTTTTCATAAGTAAGATATCTACCCTTGTCACCATCTTCTTCATAATCCCAATCCATATTCACACCAGTTGTATGGATGAGATTAAAGACAGTAGTGATAGCAGTCCCAATACCAGCCCCTGGAGCTAATATATCTGCAGCATAACTACCTATCTGAACAATCAGTGCTACTACATCTAAATTTACTCCGTTAAAATCACCAGTTCTCAAAAATCGCATAGTAGAATCAAAGTCAAAAGTAAATTTATAACCACGAGCATCTATCTGATTATTTAACATCTGTATTTCTTGAGTAACAGCTGTAGTCTGAACCGTAAATGGTATTGAACTTTCTTTTGAAAATGTATCACCAGGTGGTTTTCTTAGTATCATCATTACACCACGGAAAGCAGAAGCATATTTTTGGTATGCATCTGAAAATTCTTTTATAGAAGTAAATATATTTTCTTGTCCTTTATTAAATTCATCATCTAATGGTTTTTTTACAATAAATTGTTCTTTTTTTGGAGGCAATACAAATCTAACATTTTTCAATTGAACTAACATTCCATTATATTTTGATGGAGACGGTCTACTTACCCATGGGTTATTTTCAGGTACTTTCCAAACTATCTCTGAATTTATTTCTGGAATATCTTTTTTGTAATCTTCTAATTTAAAAATAGGAATTCCTCGTAATTCATGATTTTTTAGTATAATTGGGGCCGGTGCTTTTCTATCTATTTCGTCCACTAAGAAATCGGAACTCATTATATAAGGCATCCCTGTATTTACTGGAATCGGTGTTCCAGTAGACCACGGATGGTCTTCTTGAACGGGATATAGTGCATATTCGTCACCTTTTATACCCCTTGGCGCTACGTCACGGCCAATATCCTCTGGGTGTAAAAACCATTTTACAGAAGTATCTATTCCAAGTAAGCCTTCTACTATTCTATGATTTTGAGCAGAATCTTTTAGTCCACCCCATCCATTAATATAAGGTGGTCTATTTAATCCCTTTCTATTACGTCTTAAACTTGCAGCAGTACAATCATCAGCAGGAGCGGCCCTCAAATATCTTTCTGGTATCATATCTTCGGGTGGTGCGTCATAATAGGATTCCCAATCTATTGGATCTCTATCTCCGTATGGGCCATATAGTTCCTCCCAATATCTTGGTTGCATACCAAGTACACTATGCCAGTATTTAAAATTAGTTCCAATTTCAATTGCAATCAAATCACCTACGCGTAAAAATTGTCTATAATCTGCCTTCGGAATCATTATAGAACCCATATGCATAGTATCTGCATATAAATTTGGATTTGAAAAATTAAATTTATATATTTTTGGGTGGTACATATATCTAGTATCAGAACCAAGTGATATACCAATAGCACGGTCTGATTCATCCTGTATGAAACAAAGTCCTGTTGGGATCATTTCATCACCTGGTTGTCTACCCTTACCCAATTCAGCCTGTCTGAATACTTCATTTTTATCGTAATTTAAAAATGAATTGGATTGAATCCCACCAAAAACACCACTCCCCGCCGTAACAAATCCTATTACTATTTTATTTGAACCGTAAAACCATGGTTCAAATTCAGGATATCCCTGAAGTATATTTTCTCTAAATCCCCACTCACGTCTTTGTTTTTTATCAACTAGATATATCGGTTCGTTTGAACGTCTCACTCCAGTTTTCGCATATCGTAATTCTCCAGTTATTGCACCAAATAAATCAGATGATGGTTTTGTGAGGGTTGGCCAATTTTTTGGCCAATTTGCTTTAGTATACCAAGAGTCAGAGGCCCAATTACCCGGAGATAATGTATCAAACATTCCACTAAAAGTCGCATCATAAAAATCATACGGAGGAAGTGGGTCAATTACTTTATTTTTAACACGAATATCTTCAGTACCATTAGTTTGAATTCTACTATCTTTAAATTGATTTTTTGTAAGAAAATCAGCTATAGTAATTCTATCAACTTGATTTTTTTGTGAATTTATCAGTTCCATTATACGATTAGTCGCGTAAGACTTCCACTCAGTATAAGACGAAAATTCATCTGGTTTAGGAAATCCATGAATATTCAAAGTGGCTGGATTTAATATACTATTCACTTGGCGATTCTCCACTTTGTATTTTGACATCATTTTCAATAGTAATATTGGAAGCATCTCCAATATTTTTGGTTTGAATATGGATTTTAGCAATATTAATTAGATTAATAGTATCTTCAAATATTTTTAAAACCAATTTACTAGCTTCGGTGGCTTTTTCGTCATTAGTTATCTTTGGAATTGCAGTTTCAACTGTTTTCTTCGATAATTCATAATATTTAATTATTCCATCTATTCTTTCTATATCCATAAGTATACCTCGATAAAAATTCAACAAAACAAATTAAAGTTTATATTTTGGAATAAATCCGGGAGTAAAACTGCACCCATTTAAAGCGATCGAAACTATTTTAGATGTATCATCTAATCTTTTCTTAACACCACCCTTTTCAGACAAAATTTTATAATTGATAATCAGATTTGCAGTATAAACTTGATCATAAAATTTTGGAGTAAATGCTATATTCAAATTGTAGACAGGAGATTCTGTAAAATCATATTCTTTAAATGGTTTTAAAATTTGATTTAATATTATTTTATTATTTTCAATTACTGAAAATTCTCCGTCTTTGATTGTTACATATTTAAAATATGGCACGGGACTTGATGAACCACCATAATCTTCGAAATATTTTGGACCAATCATTCTTGTTAGTTTATTAAATCCATCTACATCTCTATCATGTGATCGCTGTGGATAAATAAAATCTATACTCTCTATGAGAATATCGTCGTAATCCAAAATATTAGTCAATTTTAAAGATTTTATAAGTAATTTACTTGGGTCTCTAGTATCGTAAAATGTTTGCCCATCGAATTCAAAATTTTCATTTTCGGCTGCTATATCTCCAAAATATAATTCCTGTTTACAGTCAAGTGGCTGTATAGAAGATATCTCTGTATTTCTAAAACGATATTTACTAGTAGGCATTCCAGAAATATAAATTTTCTTGTAAAAATAATTATTTCCCAATTTTCCTCTTATAATTAGGTACACATCATATAAGAACCCATGTTCTGCATATTCAGGAAAAAATGTTATTGGAATTTTTGGCATCGAGGAGTATTCATATGAATTATTTATATCCAATGGGTTTACCGTAAATCCACTCATAGATTTTCCAGTGATTTTTATCAAGGGGTCTGACTGATTTGGTATTTGTTCTGTATTCAAATAAAAATGATCATAACCAGAATTTTGATATATATCAGTCCTTGCCGTTTTTTCTAAAAATATCTCATCTATTTTGAGAATTTTATCAGTCCTATTTATTATGTGTATATTTTTTACATACTTGCCCAATAATTTTTGCACTTCACGTTCGTCTTCAATTGTTTCTGGAAGAGTTGATACATCTTTTACCATGCCAAATAAAACAAAAGGTGGTATGTAAATATCATCATTATTTGGAAAAAGTGTAATTGCTAACAATGTTTCAGAAACCATAGCATTTATTGACTCTAATTCACTAAGATCTAATTCATAGTCGTCATTTTCTTTATACTTTATACAAGATTTTATTTTTTCAACATAGTGGAGTATTTCATTCCAAGAAACGCCACGGATATGCATTTCCATTAACATATAATATAAATCAAGTATTGGTGTTTTATCTCTTAATACAAGAACTTCCGCATTCGAGTTTCCCGTCTTTAAATACTCACTCAATTCATCTGGTATTCCGGATGATGCTAGTTCAGCTTCCCATCTGTCATATAAACTCAATATTGTATTTGGTTCTCTCTTTTTCCATGCTATATCACCGTGAGTTGAACCAGCATACAAATCATTTTCTGCCAATCCGTTTAAATCTGTTGTTCTTGTTGGTTCATTCCACATTGGTGGAAAAATAGATGGATATTGTCCCCATGTAAAATCTGGCCAAATCTTTTTATCTGATTTATTGTGTGGATAACCAAATGGAGTCTTTTTATTGTGAGGATGTGGGTGTGAATATGGGTGTCCAGCATCTGATGACTTATTTGGTTTCATATTTAAATAAAATATATCTAAAAGTGGATTTATGCCATATTTTTTTACTCGTCTCTTCATCATTGGTCTAGTAAATATACGAGTCAAGGTATCTGACGATGAAAGGTCATTCCCGTCTTGATTTACAGAATTTATAGACTGTGTATTAATTGTACTTCTATGGATCAATGATGATTGTCCATTAAAAATATTATCACTATTCTGATTTATAATAGTCTTAAGTGTAGTATTTTCTGTGTCATCAGAGGAAACAGATACGCCGTAATTTTTACCCTTATAGTATAATGTATCTATTAAATTGTTCTTTTTTAAAGTTCGTATATCTGCATTTATTTGCATTTCATCTTGAAACCCTAAAAACATCACAGGACACGGTTCCATCATAGTCCTATATAAACCAGTTCTTGATTGCAATACTACTCCACCTTCTTTAAACATTCTTAGTGGTTGTAATGAGTTTCTTGGTGGATTCGGAGCATATAGATCCATAACAGTGTTTAGATAAACATATTCCAAAGCATCTATTGTTATTCTTGTTGCCAAAGCTATTATTGCATTATATTGCGTATCAGTCAATTTAAATTCTGGTTCTTGAGGTGTTGGTTTAAATTTTATATATCGTTCTATAGCTCGCATCGTATTCGATATGTCTCTAACATTTGGCAAATTTGGGATTGCGACTTGTATATCAGTTCCAGGTAGATTTATTACATTAGTAAAAAAATTAGTAATAAAGGTCGGGGCCCAATAAAAAGGATTGAATGCCTCTTTATTTTGATTTTCTATAGAATTTACTAATTCATTTGTATTTTTTACAGATATGGCTTCATCCAATCTATCATAAATATTTTTAATTAAAAATGGTGGAGATGAATCTTCACTCCCACCTTTTCCAAATTCATTATTTCTATATTTCATGAAGTCGCCTAATGTTTCTATAGAATCCCATCTCGGCATAACTTCAGTTGAATTCATAAGACGTTGAAATATTGGTCGTGTCATTGCTTTCCATCTTGAAACCAATTTTCTATCATTTCGTTCAGACCAATCATCATCTGGATATGAAATGTGCCAGTCTTCCCATCGTATCCAATTATCATATGTTACAGTCTTTCCCTCAACATAATCTTGATCGGGTACGCCAAGAGTCAAATCTTGAATCAAATCATTTATATGAGCCTGGTCATGTATTCTAATATCCACATCTGAGATTATATTTCCCAATATATCCGCCCACCAATCTGGTAATTTACTGGCTCGTTCTATTTCTCTTCTATATTTTTTTGTTTCGGAATTTTCAAATTTTCTATACATTTCTACAAAAAATTCTGGAACAGAAATAATAGATATTTTATCACCACACCCAAATGCAGATTCGCCAATATATTCTATAAAAGAATGACCATCGCTAAATTGAGTTAGTCCATCCGTGCCGCACCCCAGTTCTAATAACTGTTTTCCATATCCTCTAATTCCAAATACATTATGTATGTTATAACGTATCTGTTGAATATAATTTTCCACTATAGGCCCAACAAATTCTGGAATATCCCCATCTTTATCCCTGAATTTTGGTACCGCTTCAGCATCACAAGTATTACAATTATATACAATATTTAATATACCTTTTTGTAAATCTTTACTGGTTGGATTTGGTTCTCTTGGGTCGCGTATACCGTCTGTGATTAATTCAGATTGAAAATTATGTTTTACAAATGTTAAGTCAGTTGAATCGACTTCTGTTGGATAACTGATATCGGCTGGGGACAAGGTTGTTGAGGCGCCTTGAATTGGATATTCACTTTTATAATTTCCTTTTTGTTCAATTGGAAATGATACTTCATTACCATGACAATCCATAGCCAATATTGGGAATCCAGACATTTTTGGAAATTCATCAAATGGAAAATTTGGATCAGAAAAATAAACTCTATCATCTACGTCGTCCACACCATCTCGTTTATCGTCGCGCTTGTCTTCTCCACCACCAGTATCAGTAGAGCCAGATGGTATACACGACCCCGTATTGAAATATAAATTCAAAAAAGTTTCCCTATTCAGCAAAAGAACAGGCTCACGGTCACTCGCTTTTGCACCAAAATCAATACTGGTACCACGTAATCTTCCCCACTTACCATCAGCTTGTGGCAGAGTGAAGGGATTATTGAAATGTTCGGTTATTGTTGCAAGATATAAATCTACACGTCTTATTGGATTTGTTGGTTTATACGTTGCACTTAATTGAACAGAGTCAAATGGGCTTGGTAATAAGTAGTCGCCATCACCACGTCCACGTTGATAATAAAATTCAGTGTCCCAATTAGGAACACTCCCATTAATCACTACATTCTTAAAATACTCATTAATACCCATACCATAAAGTTTTGGACCTATTAATCCTAAATTATTTTCTATATTTGGGTCTATTGGAGCAAGTTGTTCTAAAGCGGGTAGGCCTACATTTGTACGACCTTGAGGCCCATCTGGACCAGTAACTAATCTAAAATTATCAATATAGAAATTGTCAATATCAAAATAATGTTCAGAGTGTGGTTGTTTCCCTGAGCCAGTTGGTGTGAGTTTACAGTCTTTATAGTAAAATGACGCTCGTGACTTATTAATTACCACCCAACCAATTTCGTTTACAGTTTTAACCATCTCCCCTCGTTCAAGGGTTTGACGAAATTGTTCAGGTGTCATCGTATCTATTTCATTTGGATTTCTTCGTTTAGTGTCAACTGTTACTTTATCCAATAATCCAAGTAAATGAACATTTTGTATAACGCCCAAAAAATCAGAAGTCCCTCCGGGAGTTTGTGGCGTATCTAATGTATATGTAGAAAATCCACCGTCCTCGACCAAACCAGCTGTTTGAGGAATTGCTGTCTGATAAAAATTTTTAAATTTATATCGTGTTATAATCGCCATTTATTTTCCTTTGTTTCAAAACTGTTTATATTGTAACATACAAAAATTTGATATTATTTCATAGATAAATATGTCATTAAAATGTATTGATAATATCTCACACATTCTTATTATGATATTTATTCGTTAATTGAAAACCGATATATTGTGCATTAGGAACACGAGCCCGTTCAGTAATAGTTTGAGTTGTATTTATTGTATACTCTTGTTTATCAAGACCATATGTGTTTGTTTGAAGAGTTTTCACTTGTGATGTATTACTGGTCAGTTGATAATTTATCATATCAATTTTACTTATCCCATAACTATTTGTTTGGATAATTTCTTCAGGTACAAATCCAATTGGAGACTTAATATCAAAAATGTCTATTGCATAGTTATTAGCTTGAATGTTTACCTTTTGTTCTGTGGTTGGTTCGATAGTTTCTTTTTGAGTAAAATCAGATATAAGTTTATTATTCACACTGAAAGTAGAATTCGATTCTTCCGATGACGTAACTTTATTTTCTAAATAATTTTTCTTTAATTGAGTTTCTTGTTGTGTTAAATAACTTAAAGATTCTTCGGGTGTACCTTTTAAAGAATATGCGCCATAATTAAACGTGGATTCGATTGACGAATTATTCAAATTACTATTCGAAGATTCTATAAATGGTTCTTCTATGTCAAATGAAAATTCTTGTGAAGTAGAATTTATAGGCAGTGAATTGTCTATCATTTGAAATGATTTTTCTGATATATTTAAAGATGAACCGTATCTATCTACCAGTGCCTGAAAATAAGGATTTATGTTCATACTCAGTGTGTTATCAATAACTCCACCCAATCCATTACCAAGATTGGTTGGGTTGGGCATAACAGATGACACACTTCCAAGTTGAATACCAAATGGATTTGAGTTATTATAATTCATTTCCATCAAAATGCTCCAATTTCCTTTAAAAACGTAAGAATATACATATAAATATGCTTAAAATAAAAAAGGGAGTGATTTCTCACTCCCTTAATTTACTCTATCTTGTGGGATAGATTAGATGTCACCGAGTTCAGATACTTGGATAAGACCATAGAACTCAGGACGAACTACCTTCTTAGCGTAGCGAGTCATTACACCCTTACGTGGTGTGAAGTTCGCTGGGTCGTATACCAACGGTGTCATCACGAGTGGGATGTAAGGAGCGTATACCGCACCTGTTTCGAGGAATTGTGTTCCACGGAAACCGACGAGGATTTGATTTTCAAGCATATATGGGTTCTTGTAGACTGTGATACGGCCGTTAAGCTGACCAACCTTCTGAACACCCATCGCGAACTTCATACCTTCACCGTCTACTGCATATCCAGGGATCGACTCAAGGATTGTAGCGACTTGTGGTGAACATACGAGGAAGTTAGCACCACCACGAAGTGTCTTCTGGTGGATAACGTTCGATACCTTTTGGATCTTAGTACCAAGTGTTTGGAACCAAGTTTGTTGGTTGAACGCTGCTGCTTGAGCTTGACCTGATGTGTAGTCACCGAATGTGTTTGTAGCACCATCGTATGTGCGACCGATACGAGCTGACCATCTTTCTGTTGTCTGAGCGTTCTTGATAAGCATATCAAGGATTTCGAGATCAATTTCTTGTGAGATGTACTCAGAAAGCATTGATGTCAATTCTGCTTCAGCGTCGATTGAGTGGTAAGCGTTCAAGTCTTGTGCGAATTCAGGAGTCCAAACTGCCTTCAACTTGCGTGTCTTAGCAACGATAGACTCTGAGCGAAGCTCAAGATTGATTTCTGGGATTGCGATTGTTTCAGCAAGTGCTGAACCTACGCCATCTTCGAAGTCGTTACGAGTAATTGATGTTGGTTGCTTCTGATATGTAACAACAAGGTTATTAGCTGGTGCAGCTGATGCAGAAACCACGAATGTGATTTGTGAATCGTTTGAGTTAGCTGTTGTATACTGTGGGAAGTAACCAAGAATGTTTGAACCAGAAACCTTGAATGCACGGATACCTTCTACATCATGAGTACCACTGCCTAAAGAAGCAGATGAAATTGTGATTGTGTAGATGTAACCACCAACAAGAGAAGCTGAGTAAGCAGCTTGGAATTCTGTATCAAATTGGAATACACTTGTTGAAGAGTAACCAACAGAAGCAGTTGCGAATGTTGTTGTGTTTACTGTTGTGTTAGCAACAGATGTTGTGATGTTACCAGAAGTTGCTTCGTTAATTGAATAACCAAAGCGACCTGCACCGTAAAGACCACCTGATGGGTCAACACCCTTAGCTTCTTTACCAGTTACACCGAATACAGAGTCAGCTTGTGAATCCTTACCAGAACCTTGTGTGAATCCAGGTTG